ATTTGTTCAGGTTTTCAGCAACCCATGTGCGTGCTGAAGTTCAGAAAACCGGGAGGCTGCAAATGTCGGATAAAGAACCAAACATAATAGCGATGACTTCGGCGTCATTAGACGACGCCCAAAAACTTACCGTTCTAACCCAATTGTGGATATCTCTCCGACAAACGTTCGTAAAAATGCATGAGTTAAACGGCCCGCAAGCCGTTATCGATATGCAGAAGACTCTCATTTCTGGTGCGAAGAACTCCCATTTCACCGGCATCCCTCTCGAAAAGGAGAAGGCAATCACAGACACCGTGGTCACTCTTCTTGAGGGGCTCATCACCGTCAAAAGAGACGGATAATTCGTCCGCAATCAGCACGAATTTCGCAGGCATCTCTATGTCCTCGGCTCAAAAAATCTCAGTTGCCGCCAGCCTTGCTGACGGAGTGCGAGCGGCGTCTCAAAACAGACGCCGGCATGTTCATCGCAATGGATGATCCGGCCCTCCGGTCGGAGCCAAACGCCGATGTGACCCGGCATTCGAAGGTGTGCCATGAGGCACAGCGCGCCGTCCTGAGCGGCGATCAGACCGCCCGGCCCTTCCGCGACCTCACGCCAGTTGGTGCGCTCTGCGTGACCGTGAAAGGCTTCCAGCACCCAGCGCTTGGAAAGATCGGTCGGCACCGAAACTGCGGGCAGCCTGCGCCCGAACAACTCCAGTTCGACATGGGCCGCGAAATTCCAGCAGTTATAGTTTCGCCAATCCCATTTGTTGCCGATCAGCGCGGCGAGAAACTCAGAGCGAGCGATCATGACCTGGCGTCGGCGACTGCCTTCATATCCTCGCCAACCTTGCACACAACGGTCCCCTGCCGAAGGAGATCGGAAAATGGTGAGGCCCCGCGATGCAGCCGCAACTCCGCCGTGAGCGCCTCGACCGCAGCAATCAACCGATCCGTTTTCGTGCGAACCTCGTGTTCATGGGCACCCATGTCTCACTCTCCTTTAGCCCGGCAACAAGCTCCGGAATTGCGTGGTGGTGTAATTCTTGTCCGATCGAGGGAAGCGCTTGTTCTGCAGATTGCCGACCGTAATGGTGCCGGTCAGCGTTGCGGCCTTCACCGTCACCTTCGAGAGCGTGAACTGGACCGGACCATAGGCCGGTTCGGTCAGATCGCTGCCGAGATATTCCCGATACGTGACCCGCACATAGGCACGAACCGTCATCGCCTCCTTGATCTTCGGAAGGATTTCCCGAGCGACGTTATCGATCGACACTTTGCATTGCGGAGCCAGGCCTTCCCGCTGCTCCGGGTATTCCGCCTTGAATGGACAGGCGATGTGGTTGACCATCTGGCCCGAGAAATGATCGTCACCGTCCTCGATACCCAACTCGATATCGTCCGCAACATTCGCGACGACGTAGACCGGCTGGTCGAACGATGGATGCTCCAGCTCAAGCGTGCAATATTGCACCTCATCAGGCGGGCAACTCGCGTTGGCCTCCAACATTGCTTCGGAATGCGTCGGCATTACACACCGTAAACCCGGAGCGTCATCTGCGCCGCGACATGCGTGGGCGAGAACTCAAGCGGCTTGGGCGCGCCGTCCTGAAACTGGCAGACCTTTGTCTGGTAGGACGAGCCGAGCCAGACCAGCGTCGAAAACCGCCCGGTCCAATTGCCGATCGTCCCCTTTCCCCATGCAACGAGCGTCTCGTATTCCGCTCGCGTCATTGGAATCGATTGCTGGATGATCGCGACGTTATCGCCAGGCCGACGACGGAGCCGGACGTTGCCCTGCTCCATTTCGGTCTGTATCGGAGTGAGGAACGGCGAATTGCTGAAACCATCTTTCAACGATTCATACGGGATGCCTGATGGCCAAGACGGGACTGCCATGGCCTACCTTCCGTTGAAGCCGGATATGCGGGCCGACATGGCCTTGCTGATATCGCCATTCTTCGCCGCGTCATCCAGCATGACGCCACGAACCGCGTCTCGAATGAACACGTCGATACTGCCATCCGCGTTCCGGCGCGTACCGCCCTGCTCCACCTTGCCGCTGGTCTGATTGATGATGTTGATGACCGGTGCGCCACCGCCCGCCGCACGCACGCCGAGACTCCCGTCCGGCCCGCGCTTGAGAGGCATGATTGCTTCTGGGCCCGCCTCTCCCATTAGGCCGGTGCCCTGAGCGAACCGGAACAGCGTCGGGCTGGAGACGATCGAATTGGTGAACGCTCCGCCATTGGCGAAGGCCCTGACGTTGTCGTTGGCAAAGACGCCGCCCTTGGCATAGAGCCCGGTGTGGTTCGTGGTCGATAAGCCAGCGCCAAACGTCCCGCCGCTCGCGAAGCTGAAACCAAAGCCTCCCATCGCGGCCTGAAGCGACCGCATGATCGGCTGCACCACCATCATCTTGATGACCATTCGCTCGATCTCCTTGATGATCGAGCTGGCCATGTCGCTAAAGCCTTCCTTCACGCTCTTGGTGCCCGAGACGATATCGGTCAGACCGGAGGTCAGGTTGTTCTCAATGGCCTGCGACACCTCTCGCATCGCGTTGTTCATGCGCATAGCTTGGGCTTCAACGCTGCCCATCGCTTCCGCCACGTTCGGATAAATGTCCCGCAACTGAGATGCGATCTGGACGTCTTCCTGCGTGAGGAATGCGGTGTTGCGGTCGAATTTGATCTGGTTCTGAACGCGGGCAAGAGCCAGCTTCTGCGCCGCAGCCTCCGCGGCATCGCCCAGCCGCTTGAAGTCGGCGCTGGATCGAACCGCGGCTTCGGAGAGACCGGAGCGCAATCCCGCTTCGACAAGCTGCGCCTCGACACGGAGCCGCGCGTGCTCTGCCGCCGTCTTCCCAACTGCATCGGCATCTGCGTTCAATGCCGCGATGTGCTTCTGGATGGAGTTAACGGCGGAGTCGAAGGCCGACTTCTGCGTTTTGATCGGCGCGTCAACGGTTGTATCTCCGCGAATTTGAGCAGCACGTCGCATCAGGTCGGAAATCAGGCCAGAATTTGCTGACTGTCCACCCACTCCTTGAAATGCCGCGTCAAACCGGTTGACAGGCGAGATACCCGCCGCCTTCATGCTCTCCGGTGTGTAGAAGTTTTTCCAAAAATCGGCATTGCCGAACCGATTGGCATACTGCTCCGTCTTGGAGAAGAGGGTTGCTATGCCGTCAATCGCGGTCGCAAGCGCGGCGCGTGACTGCACACTGAAATTACTCCATGCCTCCGTCCATTGCCGGTTAAACGCAGCGGCCTTGTTGAGCAGTTCCTGATCGACAGTTTGGCCGTTCGCTTTAGCCGCCTCGGTCTGCCTTCGGATCGCTTCCTCGCCTTGCTCCATGAGACGGACAAATTCCTCGTTTGCTGGCAACCCGGCCTGTTGAAGCGTGACGAACTTCTGCGCCTCCGAGCGCGCGTTCATCACGAGGTCCGCAACCTTCAAGAAGGATTGTTCGACGGTGCCGGCTGCCTGACCGTTGCGCTTGAGAAGTTCGTAAAGCTGTCCGGTGCCACGCTGCGCCTTATCAACCTCAAGGTTGAACTTGCTCATTCCGGCGAGGAAGTCGCTTTCACCGACGCCAGCGCGCCCCGCCGATCCGATCATGCCTTGAAGATTGGACGAGTTGACGCCGGTTCGGCCAGCGACCGTGTTCACGGCATCTAACGCATCCTTCAGATTCCACACGTATCGGCCAAGCGCGGCAACACCTCCGACAATTGCGGTTCCAACAACCAATCCGAGATAGCTCGCCAGCCGCTGCGATTCCCGCCCTGCGCCGCGCTGCGCATTCTCAAGATCGTAGAGCGCGCCAGCCGCATTGCTGACCTGCCTCACTACTTGCTCGTTCGTATTCGCTCCAAGCTGCTGGACCGCATTGTACTGTGCCAAGGCACGGCCATTCAGGGTAATCCGCGCATATTGATTGGCGAGGCTGTTGATGACACGATTGGTGGTCTTGTCGTATTTTCCTGACGCGTCGTCGAGCGCAGTAAAATTTCTAGCAAACTCTCCCGCCGGCCCCTTAACCTTGGCGAAGGCGCTGGCCTGCTCGTTCGTCACCTTCCCGACGTTTCTGGCCGAACCCTCGGCAGTAGTCGCCGCCTTGCTAAAATCCTGCAGCGCAGAGGTCGCAGATTTGACCTGAGAGCTATCGACCGCCAAGCCCAGAGTCGCGAGGTCA